TGATGTCGAGTGTAATATTTCGGCTGGTTATCGGTTGTTCAGAAGTTAACATCAAGGTCTCGTTGATATTGTATTCTGAATTTCCGGCCGGGATGTCCACCTGCTTCTTGCCACTCGTATACCCGGTCTTGGTCGCGGCGAGGCCCAGGGTCATATATTCTGTGGAGGCTTCCAGCGTGACGTCGACAGCGTCCGTATCGGCCCAGCGTTCCAGCTTGCTGTCGCCCGACGGAAGGATATACGAGGCCGTAACCTCGTCGGCCGCAAGCGGCGCGCCCTGCGCGTCCGTGATCGTAAGGTCGAGAAGCAGGTTACGGCTACCGGACTTGACCGTAAGGCGCGCGTCCGTGTCGTAGGTGAAAGCCGCCTCCCCGGCCGGCACCGTGACGATATTCTCGTAAGTTTCGTAGCCATCCTTGGCCACGGCGACACCGCACCGGAACTGCTCCGTAGTGACGTCCTCGATCGTGGCCGCGACGTGTCCGCCCGTAGTGGCGTAGTAGGTTTCCTCGCCCTCGGAAGGTGTGTACACCACGGCGACCTCGGCGCCTTCGACGGGGCTGCCCGACTGGTCGACGACCGAGAAATCCAGCACGAGGTCGCGGCGAAGCCCCTGGAGCGAAACCGTGTCCGAGTAGGTATAGTCGCTTTCGCCCGCAGGGATTACGGTGCTATGGTCATAACCTCGGAAGCCTGGCTCCGAGACCGTGACCCGCAGCGGGAACGAGAGCACCGTGGCCGCGTCGATGAGCGAATCCACGACATCGAAACCCCGGTAGCTGTTCCGCCCCGTGCTGCCGTCAGGCCGTGTCCAGTAGATTTCCGTTTCGGCAGCCGTGACCGGATTGCCCGATGAATCCGTGATCGACAGGTGTACGCGAACCTTGCGCGAGGCAAGCGCCGTACCCGCCTGGTGCACCGACACGGAGCGGCGCCCGAGGCTCCCGTAGGCGTCCGGCCCGAACTCCGCGACCCCGTCCCGTTCGTACTGCGTCGCATCGGAAGACAACGTGATGCCCGTATTGCCCGCGAAGGAGGCACGAAGCCAGTCCATGCCCGCATACTGCTTGATCGGGAACAGGCCCGGTTGTACCTCTACACTGCGCGAGCCCCCGACGACAGGCAACTCGACGGACGTGGGCGACAGCACGAAATCTGACTTGCGGATCAGGCGAAGCGTGAGGTCGTAGCCGGCCTGAACGGAGGGAGCATAACGCACCAGATCGACGAACACCTCGCCGTCGAAGTAGTCATCATCCAGAGCGCCGACAAGCAGCGTCCGCCCCTGCGAATCCAGCAGGGTGCGCCCCTGCGAATCGAGCAAAGTCGCGGGATCGGTCATCTTCTTGTAGAATCTCATCCGATGCCCGGCCAGGCGCGTATTCCATGCCGTTTCGGTTTGCTCGTAGTTCCAGACGATGTTACCGCTGGCATCGGTATATTGTTCCATCAGCATGCTGTCCTCGAAGCTGGCGGCGACCGTAATGCCCGGGATCGACGCGCCGGTCACGGCATCGACGGCCTTGATCCGGAATGCGACAGGCAACCCGACGGGGTCGGTCAACCCCACGCCTATTTTTTTCAGGATCGTATCGGCTTCGACCTCGCATTCCACCATCGCGTAGTGGCCGTCCTCCTGCCAGTTCGGATCGGGCAGAAAGTGCATGACCTCATAGAGCTGTCCGTTGGCCGTCATGCGAACGTAATCCGACAACCATACGATACGCAGCGCGTCGACAAGGTATTCGGGGGCTTTGCACTCGAAACGGAAAATTTTTTTGCCGACCTGCTTCTCGATGTACGGATAGCCGTCGCGCGCCTCGGATTCCTCCTCGAACTCATAGTCGGGCTTCCCGAGCTCGGAGCAGATGTATAGGACGTTCCGGTAGCCGTTCGAATAGTCTATCTCCCCGCCGTTGTACTCTTGGTTGTCCGACGACCAGTATTCGAGCCTGATATACCGCGACAGGTCGTCCACGACATTGAACACCTCCGAAAACCAGGTTTCCACCCCATCGGACAACTCGGCGTAATACCGCCCCGGCGCAAGCCGCTGAAAGAAGCCGGTGCCCCCGTCGTTGCAGTATTGGATCACATCGAAATCCTCGCCGCTCACCACATGCAGGTCGGCGGCGACATCGGCCGATACGTTGCGGTACTGCGTCCCGTCGTCATACAGGATACGTACGATGAACGTCGCCTCCGGGCGGTGCGCGCGGCGTATCTGGAACGGCAGCAGCGCACGGTCGGGGGCGATAAGCTGGAACACGTTGCCATACGCATAGGATTTGCGGAAATCCTGGTACTTCACGGATTTGTACCAGGGGAGCGGGAAAAAGTTGTTGTTCGGGGTCATTGCAGCTCGTATTTTAATTGCACATCGGCCATATCGCTCGACAGGTTCAACGATATTTCATCCACCATACCGTTACCCAGCGTGGTTTTTATCAGCTGGTAGGGATTGATCCCCGAGGCGAACGGCGGCGGGACGCTGACGCGCTGTTTGAGGGCTTTCGAGATCGACCGCACCGCAATAGGCGCCGCGGGCCCGAAGGTTTCCTCCCCGTTGTTGATGACGCAATCGCCCGACGGCAGGTTGTAGACGTAGAATTTCGGAACGATGTATAGGAACGAAGCCCAGAAGTTTTGCACATTGGCGACACGTCCCTGGTAATAGAAATGATCCGACACCCAGTTGCTTCCGTTCCACACACAGTACATCGGATCGTACTGCGTCCGGAATATGCTCGACAGGCGCGCCGTGGTGATCGGCCCCGTCATGCCCCGGCCGGTGGCGTAGTTCAGGACGACGTATCTCGTGTCGCCCGGGATCAACACCTGTTTGTGCTGCATGAAGGCCATATCCTCACCGGTGTTCAGGAAGCATTGCAGGACGTTCCGGTCGGCATCCAGGCACACGCAGCCCGGATAGTCCCGGTTTCCCCAACAGCGTATCTTCACCGTCTGGCCGGCGATACCCTGCCCCGTAACATCGTAGGTGCGGTGGAATCTGCCGGTTCCGGCCTCGACCGTCCCGTCGTTCTTCATCCAGCCGCCCGTCTGCTCGAAATAGTTGTAGAATTTGTCATTGGCCGCCAGCAGCACGAAGCCATCGGACGACACGCTGCCCGAATTATACAGCATCGTGTCTATGTCCGCCACGAACGACCCTACCGTAACCTGCTCCTTCTTGCCGTCGGTGGTAAACGGCGCGTTGATCTCGACGGGATAGCCGTTGAACACCGCCCCGGCATCCTCCGGCCATTCGAATTCATAACGGTCGGGAAGATCGCCCTTGCCATAGTTCCACTTGGCCGTGCCGAAACTCCACGGCAGGCGCGCCCGCGGGTTGTATATCTGCGTCAGGTCGACCGACACCGGGCCGACGCCTTCGTAGCTCCCGCCATTGAGGAACCATTGCAGATGCTCGATGCGCAGGCGTTTCTCCTCGTCGATGAACCAATAGAGCTGGTAGACGTCGCGCAGCATATTGAACACGCTTTGCAGGCTCGTCTTGGCGATCTGGGCCGGTTTGTCGTAGTTCACCGAAAGCAGGTTGCTTTTCGGGGCCACGAGCAGCCGGAAATTCGGCGCCGTCGTAGGATGCGTCGGAAAAGGTTTATGCGTATCGTCCTGATTTTCGGCCGTGCCCGAAAAATACAGGAACTCGCTGTACTCGGGGAGCGGCTCGTGCTTGATCTCCGGGGCGAATTTATTCAGCAGCACTTTAATGACATTGCCCACGTCGTAACAGTCGTTGACCGTCCACTCTTTCAGGTTGGGCGGAGTATTCTCCAAAGCGACCTCGGTTTCCGTAAGCGTCAGTTTCATCCAATAGGACAACGTAGCCCAGCGCGATTGGAAAACAGGAAAAAACTCGTCGCTGAGGCCATTCGGGCGCATGAAATAGTCGCCCCTCTCGGTACGGCCCCATTCGGTCGGCTCGGGGGTACTCTCATTCGAAACATAAACTTCGTAATTTGTGTCATCCTTATATGCCAAAGGATATACTTTCAACGCTGTGTCCGTAATATCGGCATCGCTCCGACTTTTTCCCGATACGGCATTGATAATCCGCTGGTATATCATCGAGGTCTGAATCGTAACGACCAAAACATCTGTTGTTCCGCCTAAATACCGAAACATGCGTACAGAATTGCTTCGAAAAACATCTCCAACAGCAATCGGATTTCCGATTTCTTTGTCTGCATCCGGATTATAAGCATATAAATATAATGTCGGGTAATTCGGGGTATTAACTTCCTTCAGGCAGAATAACGTGCGGGAATTGACAAAAAAACGATCTTTCCCCTCGGCACTACCACGCGTTAGACGATATGATCCTAAATAGCCCCCTAACTCTGTGAGAGACCAGTTACCGCCGCCGTATGCCACATCCGCAATACTGACCTCCCGCCCAGGGGCAAAGTGGTACGTATCGGTAAGCGTTTTTTCATCCGACGGGTAGTCGTTCGTCTCTTTTTCCCATACGTGGTTGCCCTGGAAAACGGAAATCTTATCCGAGCCGACCCCGTTTTGCACCAAATACACCTCAAGCAGCGGCCGGATGAAAGTTTTTGTGCTGATGCTCTCCGGCCCCAGCGGGATCAGGTTCTCCTCCGAATCGTAATTTTTCAGGATGTCGACGTAGTTGTCCGACGAATCCACCGTCGCCGTGACCTTGCGATTGTCCCGGTCGAACTCGCAGTCGGTCTTGAAAAAGCGGCCGCGGTATATCTCCGTCCATCCTGCTTTGTTCCGGCGCTCGATACGCAGGATAAACGTCGTCGAGAGCGGTTGCGCATCGATGTAGTCGTAGTCGCCGCGAATGAAATTCAATTTGCCGCTCAACTTCGAGCGGAAGAACCACCGGGACGATTCGCGTGCCGTTTCGACCGACAAGTCATCTTTGTAGTAGGGGCAGCACAGGCGGTCGTTGATGTAAAATCGGTAATTCGGGTTCATTGTCAGTTTATTTTTCTTGTAAGGTTCTTGTATCGTATGACTGTACGGCCTTTCGCGTCGGTATACACCTGGCGTTCGGACAATCTGCGTATTGCGGCAATGTCATCGGCCATTTTCCTGTTATCCCCCATCGCATTCACGACAACCGGGGTTGGCGGGGCGGCAAATGCGGCCCGGATGTACGTCCGGTCAAACTCCCCGCGGTTGAGCGAATTGATGATCGCGGGCAGTTCCGAGCGGTATTTACGTACGCCGGCCTTGTTCACCACGGCGAACATTTCCCCGCCCTCGACCCGGCGTTCCTTGCCGGTCTTGGGGTTGATGCCCAGCGGTACGTCGTTGCCGCTCTGATGGCTGCCGCCGTCGATAAACTCGTAGGTACCGTCACCGTACTGCTCCGTTCCGTTCGAGGATTTGGCGAGTTGCGAAGCCTTGATCTTGGCCGCACCGAATGTCGCCCACATGATAGCGATAGCGGGGATCGCCAGCCACGGCAGTACCAGCGCGCCCCAAATTGCGGCCGAAGCCGTCACCAGGCTCGAAATCTGCTGCAAAGTTTCGATCTGAGCCTTCTGTTTCTGCGCCTTTTTCTGCTCGGCGATAGCTTTGGCTTGGTTCTGCTTCTCCATCGCAAGGCGTTTCTCCGCTTCGGTCTGGCTGTATGCGAGGCCGTTGGCCTTGGCCTGCATTTCCGCGTCGAGAGCCGACTGCGCCGCCGTAACGCGCTCGTTGGCCGCATCGACCGCCTGCTGCGCCATTTCGATCTCGGCATCGAGTATGGCGGTCATCTGCTCCAGGGCGAAAGAAACGCTTTCGGAAATTGCCTGTTTCTTCTCATCATCGAGATTGATACCCACAACGTCCCAGAAATCGCGCGGCCTTTTCGCCTTTTCGAGTTCGTTATTTGTTTCCGCAAGGGCATTTTTGACAATGGCGACATCTGCGTCCGACACGACGCCGCCATATTGCCGCATCATGGCGAGCACCTTTTCCCAGCGCTCCTTTTCCGCCTGCAACCGCAATACGGTCTTTTCGCGTTCGGTGGCCTTCAGCGCTTCGATTTCGCTGTTACGAACCGCAAATTCCGTGTCGATGCCGGAAATACCCGACTGCAACCCTTGCTGGCTACTTTGGAAGCGATATTTCGCGTTTATAGTATCCTCATCCTGCCGCTGCTCTTTGGGGCGGGACTTGTTCTCCAGTAATTCGATTTGACGGGCATTTTCGAGCATTTCACGCTGAATACGAATATACTCGGCACTCCCCTCCTGCACGGCAGCAAGCCGGTTTTGCAAGGTTTCCTGGGTCAGCTGGCGGGTTTCAATGGCATATTGGTTATCGAGCTCGATCAAGGCGTCGTTTTTCGCCTTTTCATTGGCAAGGACGGCATAGGCGTAATCCTTCCACAAATCGGCATCGCCCTCGGCAAAGCCTTCTATTTTATTATACCGTCGCTCCAGCTCGGCCTCCTCCCATTTGGCGTTGAACTCGATGGTCGCACGGCGTTTGGCATAACCTTCCTGCATCGCATCGATCTGCAACTGTTCCGACTTTTTCGCAGCATCGAAGGAATATTTTTCCTGACGCTCGGCCGCCCGGGCCTCCTTGTCCGCCCAGGTCTGTTTACGGCGGGCGGCAGCTTCCTCGGCCTTGCGCTTCCGTTCTTCCTCCTTACGGAGTTTTTCTTCAGCTTTGGCACCGGTAGCGGTGTCCAGCCCTGCCGCCACCAAACCATCATTCGCAGCTGTCTTATAGTTCTGCTCCAATTCAAAATAGGCATCTGCAACGCTCTCGTACGACTTGGCAAGTTTATCGGCTTGTTTAGCTTCATTTTCAAATACTCGCGCCCGCTGCTCGGCATAATCCGCCACAGTCATTCCCGTACGCGAAGATGACATCTGAGCGGCGGAAGCCACGTATCCACCCGCTCCAAACTCTTGGGTTTCGCGCGCATTCCGAGCTTTTTCCCGGCTGGTTTCGGCATTATTCCGCTCTTTGATGGCTTTTTGATACTGCTCGATCGCCAATTCTCTGGCGGCGGCAGCCTTTGCCTGCTGTTTGAGAGCCTCAATTACTTTCGGCGAATTTTCGACAAAGGCACTTTGCGCATCATCGGCATCCTGAATCGAAATACCGAGCTTCGTGAACTCCGATTGATTTTCCTTGATCCACTTCCGCTGTTCGTCAGCCCCACCCTTCATGGCTTTCCACTCGCGTTGCAATTCTTTGTAACGAAGCAGGTTATCAGCTAAAGTTTTCGAGTTCTCCGACACGGCTTTATTCACATCCCCGAACATCTGCGTAGCAGTTCGCATCTTGGGGGTACCACCGAACAGCTGAGAGAAAAAGTTCCCGATCTCCTTGCCGTAAGCGGTCACCAGCGTAATACCCACAACAAGTGCAGTTTGCCATGATACTATTGATTTCAGCAACTGTTTCCAAACCGGAACACCTTTCTGCCCGGATGCCAACAGTGCCTCATTGGCAATTCGCGCACGATGCACCTCGTCAATAAGCATCGGCAGGTTGTTGGAGATCGCCAGAAAGAATTGCCGAAGCGACATTGTCAGCGACGGCAATTCGCGCGCTACCTGCTGAACCTGATATTGCAGCGGAGTGAATGCGCCGCCATAGTTTCCGACATTCCGCTGGTAGTTTCCGATCGAAGCGTCCAATTTCTTCATTTCGGAATCGAGCAAGCCGATGTTCTTGCGTGTAGCTTCACCCAGGGGCGAATTACGCTCGGCAGCCGTCATATCGCGGTAGGCCATACGAAGCCGGCCGAGCAGTTGCGACATCTCGTTCATCGAGCCGCCCGCGGCCTGCATCTGTTTCGTTTCGGCATTCAGGGACTGTTGCAACTGCGCAGAGGCCGTTTTGTGCTCCTGCTCGGCACGGATGATCCTCTCGCGCCGTGTCGCAGCCTCTTCGGCTGTAAGCATGCCGTCCTTTTCCACTTTGGCGAGGTTGGCCTTCTGCTGGCGCAATTTCGCCAACGCGGCCTGTTCGGCGGCAAGCTGCTTGATGACCTCAGCCCGGGTGCCGAGTATTCCTTCGACAATCTCGTTAAGCTCCTGCGTCGTTTTCGCCTCGGCCTGTGTGGCCTTGGTTTCTTCCTGCGTGGCCGAAGTCAATTCTGCTTTCTGCCGGCGGAGCGCAACGATCTCGCTTTCGAGTGCGGCGGCCTCCTTCTTCATCTCCTTGTAGGAGCGGGAAAGCCGGTCGGCCTCGACGGCAGCCTCCTGCGCCGCACGCTTTTGTTCATCGGTCGTGCCGCTCAGCTTACGCAGGCTCTGATCCAGGGTGTTCGCCTTTTTCTGTATCTCGTCGATCGACTTGACGTACTTGTCGCGCAGCCGCTCCAGGTCAGCAATCAGTTTGTCGATCGTGCCGTCGTCCTGGAACAGATCGCCGGTCTTTATCGGGTTGTTCACCTCAGCCATGATAATGTCAGTTTACTCGTCTTCGTAATTTCTTGGCCTCGTTTTTCATGTATGCGAGGGCCTGGTAAAATTCCAGCACCGTCATGTCCCGGGCGTCCATCTTCATGGACTTCGAAACGAGCAGCATGATGTCGGTGTAGTTCTTGTCGAACATCACGTCGGCGCCTTTGGTCGTCGAAAACGCCTGCGGCGGGTTCTGCATCAGGATGAAATCGTCGATGCGTCCGATGTCCTCCGAGGCGTCCTGTCCCGCGGTTATTTCCGAAAGCACCAGCCGCGTACGCCGGATGATCCTCTCCGTCGCGTCTTTTTCATGCACGTCGTTAAACGTAGCCGGGAAATAAACAGAAAGGTCTTCGCTGATTTTTTTTTTGATCGCCTCGGCGAGCCGGGAGATCACGGTGTGTTTCACATCGGCCAGCAGGGCCAGCGTTTCGTTCAGCCCCTCGTCGCTCAGGTCGTCGCGCGGCCGGCCGTCGACCTCCGCCACCAGCGCAGCAAAGGCCATATGCCGGGGCGATACGCCCTGCACGATATAGTGCAGGTTGTTGCGCATGTTCTCCAGCTCCTGCAAAGCCTTCGCGGGGTCTTTGGGGATATACGATGCGATCCGTGCCATGTGGGCATCCACGTCCGAGAAGTCCGATCCGATACCCGTATCGTACAGCAGGCATTTGTTGAACCGCTGGAAGCGCCTGATCGGCATTTCGTCCACACCCTCGTATAGTTTCACGGTGTGCCCGCGGAATTGTTCCGTTCTCATAGCAGCGCGCGGGTTATAGGGGTTGAGAAAAACGGTACGATAAGTATCGAGGCGTCCCACCTCCATAGCGCCGCACCAATAACCAGCAGGACGCATATCCACCACGACAGGCAGAAGTCGCACGAAAACATTTCGGAAATCAGTTTGGGGGATTTGGCAATAAACTCCTCGCGCCATCCGATCCTATCGATAAAAATAACTACGAATGCAGCGCCGAGCGCTACCATTACAATGTCGGTTATCATAATTTATATTGGTTAAGTCTAACACACTCCTCAGACATTTCCATTTCACCCTCCACAGCGAAACCACCATAAGGCACCATCAGGTACTGCGTGTCTACCTCGGAGAGGGTATAGCCGCGGTAGATGTTCTCGTGGCGCTCGTATACTTTCTCGACCCACAGCCCGCCGTCGGAAAGGGTCGTTTGCCCGAGCACGGCCAGCACGTCCATTTTCAGCTGCTCGCGGTTGCTCACACCTGGCCCCCAGATCGTCCGCTCATCGAACCACACCACCAGACGGAACGGCGTGAAGAATTTGTTCGGCATGAAGCGGTTGTACTCCGGAAACCGGTAGGCGTCCGGCACGTCGAAGAAACTGAAATTTCCCAGGCGCGCATCGGGCAGCATCGACAGGTATTCCGTGTCGCCGGTATAGATGGCCGGCATGTAGTAATCGCGGCCCTGTATGCGTTTGACGATGCGCTGCGCCTTGCCGTAGGCGTGCGTAAGCCAGGAAACATTCGTTTCCAAAGCCGTTTGCAACTGCCCGAGCACCTTGTCGAGCAAAACTGGATTTTCATTCATTTTCTATTGTTTATCGTTTCCACAAGTTTTTCACGCAGGAACGGCAGGATATACGACCGCACCAGGTCGTCGAGGTTCTCGCGGTTCAGGCCGAATATCTCCTTTCCGTATTTGCGCACCAGATCGTCGGTTTTCCAGTCGGAGGCCATGATCTCGAACCCATCGTCCGTATAGCGGATATAAAAACTGCTTTCGAAATCGCCCGTATCGCGCAGCGTTACCCGGTTATAGGGCTGGCCGCGGATCCGCTTCTCCTCAACGGTGACCGGAGAATAGGGCTGGTAGTCCGCGATCGACACGCCGAGGCGGTTTTCGCCCCTTTCGAACAACTGCTCCTCGGCATTGGCGTCGATTACGACCGCCTCGTTCTCCCGTACGCATTCGAGCACGTAAAAATCCTTGCGCAGTCTGAAATCACGAAGGGCGTTTATCATGGACTGAATCGGGTTCATTATTCTAAAGGTTTGTATTTTCCCGGGGTAAAACACCTACTTCCGGGGGTCAAATTGTTCTTTTCGTCACATTCCGGCGACCGAACCATAACGCACTCCGCCGTTGTGGCAAGGCAGGCAGATGCGCGACATCCCGGCCGTATCGAGTTGCAGGGACTTGTACGCCCGGGCCAAATCGGCGACCAAGCCCGAAGGCCGGCCGGCGGTGTTGCCCTCCAGTTCGAACAGGATGTCCGTCCGCGTGATGTTCGACTGGTTGCGGTTGATCCTCACATTGGGATTATAGGCCATCGTGCGCAGCGCGTTTACCGCAACCTGCTTGGCTACGACCTCCGCGAAGTTCATGCGCTGCTCGACGATGAAGTCGGTATAGTCGCATTCGATCGTCACTTCGAGATTCATCCCATAGTTGCGCGTATAGGTGTAGCCCATGCGCGCTACGTCCCATAATTCGGGGTTCCGGGCAAAGTCCGCCTCTGCGCGGACGGCGAACGGGTAAATCTCCAGGTATTTGTGAATCATCTTCCACAACTCGTATTCCCCGCGCCGGCAGGCGCAAGGCTGTTGCGACCAGTCGCGGTTCAGGTTCACGGCCTGCATCTCTGCGGGCAAGTCCGGCTGGTTGTAGCACACATACCACGACCCGCCGGCATTCCCCTGCTGCAAATAGGGCATGTAGCAGTCTTTCACCGGGAACCACTGATACCCTACTTTGGCCTTCACGTCGAACTGGAAGGTATACACCGGTTCGAGCAGGCTCGAATGGAACACGTACACCGTTACCGGGCCGCTGCCGGTCATTTGCAGGCCGATGCGCTCGATTTTCGTCGTAACTCCCAATGCGCGAATCGGCACCACCTCGTACCCGACGACCTTGCCGGTGCTCTGGATCGCATCGGCAATACGCCCGGTGCCGTCGAAAAACGCCCGCTTGTCGAGCAGGCTCTTCGCCCTGTTATCGACCGCATGACCGTTGATGAAGGTCTGGACGGCCAACGCCACCCCCGACTGGCGGATCGAGCGCAGGAATGCGGAAAACGGATCGTATTTCGACCAGTATTCGCCATCGGACAACGCGGCACCCGTGCTGTCCTGCAAAGCCTCGTACAAATCCTTATTGTCTTGAGGGTTCGCAACGACATCCCCGGCCCGATATTGGAAACCGGCGTCGTAGACCGCGTAAGTCACGGCAGTCCGGTCGGGCATGCAATGGTACAGGTTCTCCAGCGTCAGGAGCGGATGCACGTCCTGAAAGTAAAGGCCACTGTCGGATTGCGTTAGGTCTTCGTCGATCCGGTAGGCCGGATTCGGGTCTTTGCGCCATCCGACGAGCCCCGCGAGCGCGCTCTGAATTTCGGGTATTCTATACATTTCCAGTTTAATAAGAACGGGGGCAGGGTACTACCCTACCCCCGTCGGTTGAACTTGTGTGGTCGATTACGCTCCCGCCACCTCTTTCGTGTTCACGGGCGATTCGGTCGGATTGACTACCTGCACCGGAATCGTCGTCACGGGCGTCATGGTCGATTTCAGGATGTCGAACTTCATGATCGGGTTGGCGATCTCCGCAGGGTCGGAATTGTAAGCCACCATGTAGGCCACGTCTACCGAGAAGCCGTAGTACTCCTTGTGTACGCACTTCATGTCGGCCGAAGCAGCGCCGGCAATACCCGAGTAGTCGCCTACGCTGTCCTTGAAGAATGTACCGACGGGAATGTTCAGGACGGGCAGCGTCGAGACATCCCACTCACCCATCGGGCCGAGGTCGGTACGACGCAGGGCTTCGCGATCCACGCGGAACAGCATCCCCACGTTGCCGTGCTCGACGGCATAACCGCTCGCATAGGCGCTGGATTCGTTGGCGACATTGTTCGTGAAGTGGAAAATCTTGTTCAGGTACTCGTTGCGCTTGTCTACATCGTTGTAGAGACCGTGCTGCGCGAGTTTCGTCACGAGGGCCTGAATTCCTACGTTGCCGACGATGTGCATGCGGCCGAAATAGTCGTTTGCAGCCATCATCGCGTCGAAATCGGCAAGGGCATCCTCACGCTGCACCCACGGCACCTGCACCGAGTTTCCCGCCTGCGTGTAAGTCAGCAGTTCTTTGAACACCTGCGTTTTGTTGGCCGAAAGAGCCGCGACCGCACCGGCATCGAGCGTGTCGGCCAGCTTGTAGAGGTACTTCAGGAACTTGCGCTCCCAGTCCTTCTGGATTCTGATTTCGTTGTTGTCGTACAACGTCGGAACCATCGTGAATCCCCACGCATACGTTACGAAGGTAACGTTTACGAGTTTCGACGTATTCTCGTCGTCGGCGATGTCGCAGCTACGGACATTCGAAATGGTTACTTCACCGTCGTAGTCGATGACGGGGATTTGCACTTCGCGGCCGTTGGCGGCGAAAGCACGCTCACGCAGTTCGTCGGTGATGATCCCATCGCGGGCGTAGGACTGCTCGACGAACAGGTCAAGCGCACCGTAACGGGACGGGCGGGCCATATTCTTGTCGAGGTCGGAATTAACCCGCAGATTCTGCATTTTTGTTTCGATAAGAGACATAATAAAAAATTTAAATAGTTAATACTTTCGAAGCTGACCCTTTGCCCCGTTGGTTATCGTTTTATCTGAGAGGTAGCTCCTGGACTTTGTTCTCCGCTCGAATCTTACTGTGCTCATCTGTGAATTCGGGCGTCCCTTTCACGAACCCGTCACGGCAAAGCTGCTCGACGATCATCTCGTCGGCCTCTACCTGCGTACGGGCACCTCCGATGTCGTATCGGCTGCCGCCTGCATTCCCCGGCGTGGCTTTTGTCCCGGCACCGGCCTGCTTCTGTCCCTCGGCCAGAATACCGAGCGCCGAGAGTTTCTGCGTGAGAAGCTCGGCCGCGGTGAAAGGCTGCAGGCCGTTGGCCGGGTTGTTGAGCTGCACCCCGTTTTCGTCCTTGAAGACCAGGCGATGGCCGCCGTTGCCGTCGGGGATGAACTCGGGTTTATGAGCCGTTTCCATCTCCTTGACGATGTTCTGCACGGCCAGGTCGGCCACAGCCTGCGGAATCTCGGGTTTGAACTTGAGCGCCGCGGCTGCTCCCTTGATCTCGTAGCCAATTTGCAGCGCGGTCATCTTCGATACGCTCTCTTTTGTCAGCTTATCCAGGTCGGCCTTCGTGTCAGCGTAGAGTTTTTTGGTGTTCTTCAGCTCGGCCTCCTTTGCAGCCAACTGAGCCGAAAGGTCGCCGGCGCCCCCGGCCTTCAGTTGCTCTCTCAGCGCATCGCGCTCGCCCGTCAGCGCGGTGACTTTCTGCTGGAACTCATCGGACTTATCGGCTCGGCGCTTGATCTCGCCGGCCGCGCGCTTGAGGTAGTCGTAGGTCTTTTCCCCCTGCTGCTTGGCAATCCCGGTCGCTGCCAGGATGTCGGCATCGTAGTCGCCGTGCAGTTGACCGATCCGGTTGGCTATTACGGTGTTCTCGTCGTTGCGCGAAAGCGTTTCGATCAGGTCGACCTGTTCGTCGGAGAGCCCGGCAAGGGCTTCATTCGCCCGAAGCGTTTCTTTTGTAAGTGCCATAATTTATTTTCCCTTTATAAATTCGTGTGATTACTGCTCCTCCTCCGAATCTTTATCGGACTGTCTCTCCCCCGCGCTCTCGTCCGGCTTCCCGTCGTCTTTCTTGGTTGCCGGTGCAGGTGCTTCTCCCGCACGGATGACCGTTACCGGCGTAGGAGTTGCCGGAAGTTGCGCCTCGGCCAACGTCTTCGCCGTGGGCATGTAAAGCAATTCGACCGTGTAGCCCTGCTTATAGAGCTGATCCTTGACTTTGGCGTACTCGCGGACGCCGAATTTCTGCATGCGGGGACGTGAGAGTTTCTGCCCCGTCCGTTTGTCGTAATTAGGCTGTTCCAGTGTTACGTGGACATAAGCCTCATCGCCCGGAGCCGGTTTAAACGGCTCCTGCGCCTTCCCTGTTTTGTTGTTCTGTGCCATAGTTTCTCAAAGCGTTAGTAATTCGTTGTATTTTGGTGTCGTGTGGAATGTTCACGCCGAAATCGACTACATTCATATTCTCCCGTTCGAAGCGTGAGATAAAGGCTGAAAAATTCAGTTTCACAGCCAAATCAGCCGGGTCGGCCAGCCCCTTGTCATTGAGTTCCAGCAACTCGCTGCAGGTCAGGTGGCGGTATGGTTCCAGCTCCGAAAGGATCATCATGCGTTGCAGTTGCAACGGATCGTTCCGGTACTCGGTTTCGATGATCTTGCGAGACAAGGCATCCAGCTCGGCGTCCGAGGCGCCCTGCTCCTTGGCCTTGGCGTAGCGGGCCCGAAGTTCCGATGCGGTAGTCAGGTAGAACTCGGTACCCCAGTCGACCGTCGCCGACGTGAAACCCGAACCGTAACGCAGGCGGCAGACCGTTTCGTCGACAAACCGCTGGGCGTTCTCGAAATTACGCTTCACGGTCATAAGTACCGTCGTGCGGTTCTCAAAGGACGCTTCGACCTGGCGTTCGTTGAATGCCTGGTCGTTGGTCGCTTCGTTATCCACGCCGACGCAGTTGCGAATGATGTTGCGCTCCATGCGTTCGACCTCCTCGACATTGTAATCGAGGGAATTGCGGTCGACCGTAAGTATCTGCACCGGATTGCGCAGGTCGGGGCCGTTGGGTTGCGGCACGGGAACCTCGACGAACGAGCCGGGGCCGCTGAGGCGCTTATTTCCGCACACCGGGCAGCGCTCCACGGCACCGGTCACCGGGATGATCTTGTAGTTCCCGCTTTTGTTACGCAGGAACCCGCCGTCGCAATAATCCCCCGAATCGTCGTTGTGGAAGTTGCAATCCATTTCGAAACCCGAATACACCGGGTACGGCGCATAAAGGTCGAGGCATTGCTTCGATATGGCAAAGAACAGGTACCAATCGAGCGCAGCGAGCTCCTTCGACAGCGGACTGCGCTTGACCTCCGGTTCGCGGAGGTTTACGGGCGTCGTCCAAAAGAAGCGGGCGGGGCAATAGCCCAGTGCGTGCGGGTTATCCACGAGCAGTTCTCCGACGTTGCCGTCCTTTCCCTTGCGGAACAGACGGTAGCGCTCCTCGTCGAAAACTGCGATCCGGTCGTCACCGACCTCGAAAATGATCCATTCGAAATTCGAGAAGCCTTGCTTCGTACGGTCGATCCGGAAGTCGATCACCCGCTCGATCGACAGCCAGTAGAAATACGGCTCGGGCAACTCTCCGGCCTGCACTTCGGGCACGTCCACGATCAACACCGAGTTGATCCCCGTCTGAAAGTGTTCGAACCCGTCCGCCACACCGTAGGCTCGTCGAGCCTCTCGGCACGGTATTTCTCCCAATCGTCCCGCTGCGCATTGTCCCGGAATTGGTAGGAGAAAACCGGATTGCGCCCGTCGAATACGCGGCTGAGTTTGTCGAAAATAACCCCCGTCAATTCATTCGTCTTGACCGGAAATCGAAACAGCGAGAGGAACGTAACGAACTTGTCGTGCGGGATCAAACCTTCGACCCAACCGAGGAACTGCGTTGCCATCGCGCCCATTCGGTACTGGTCAAGGTTCGTTTCCGCATGAAATCGGATGCGTTCCTGCTGCCGGATAGCCTTATGCTTCGTCCCGCCGTGGTGCGGCGTTCTTATCCGGTCGCGTATTTCTTCGATGCTCAATCCCATTTGCAAGGGTGAATGTGAAGGGTGAATCTTCGGGTAATTTCCAGCCGCCGTTGCGCGGCATGCGCAGGAGCCTTTCGGCATGCTCCATCGAGTACTCCCGCTTCATGCCGTCGGCGGTAACGAGCGTCACTTTCGTTTCGCGCTTCATGGTTTCCGGGAATTTATTCGGCAGCGGCCACAAGGTCGCGCAGCGGGTTGAAGTCGGCAGGCTCGACAATCACGAAATCGTCCGACCACCCGGGCAGGAACGAGAACGAGATATTGTTGCTGTCGGGGGCTTCGAATCCGCCCAGCCCCTTATCCGACACGAATACCGACTGCACGGGGATCGGATAATAAGCCGTCTTAGACGGTTCGCCCGCGGTCGTTTCCTTGCGACAGCCGATGTTGCCGTGTTCATCCACCAGGTAGACACCGACATTCTCGCACATCAGTTCCTTCATGGCCTTGATCGTGTCCTGCTGAGATCGCAGAATTTTAGCCGTGAAGGCCGTCGGATTCGTGCCGAGGATGATTTCGACACCGCCGACGGTGGCATTGCCGCCGCCATACGTGCGGGCCTCGCCCGGTTCTGCCGTGGGTTCGACGATAAACGGCGTGATGACGGTCTTCGTGCCGTCAGTCGCCGACAGGAGCGGCGTCCAGGACGCCAGTTTGGTAGGGTCGGCGATGCTGTTGAGCTCGTCGCCCGATTTGTAGATGCGCTGGAAGATCAACTTCTGCACCTGCCCCATGCTCTCCGGGCAATCGTGTACCGGAATAGTCTGAAGCGATGCGCCGCGCGGACAACCACAATTCATACGTGAAATAAATTTATCGGTTAAACATCCGGGCGACCCTTAGCCCATTTTCATCACAAAGGAAAATATTATTTTGAGGCAGATCGGCGTCAATTCCGAACTCTTACGCCGCGCGTCGGTTTTCGGGTGCCGTTTTCACACTCGGCGATACCCGTAAGCACGTCGGCGACCTCATCGTGCGCGTTGGCCTTGAAGATACGTTTGAACGAAACGGCATCCGCATAGAACCGCGGCCAGCGCTGCGCCCAGTCGTAGGGCATGACGATACACTGCTTCACGGTGGGGGCATAGGTGAGGATGCGCGATTCCTTGTTGCGCGACTGGAAGAACGGCGTGATCTCCACGCCGGGGCACTTCGAGCGGAGTTTGCGGGCGAAATAGCCGCCGCCGTTGTTGCTCTCGATCATCGCGGCTCGCGTCTGGCTCCTGGAAAAAAGCATCGGCAACAACTTCTCCGCTTCGTCGAGGTCGCTGCCCGTATACACCAGGTCGGTGACGTAACATTTGCAGAATCCGACGCCGTCGACGACTTCGGCGGCGCCGACGCGGTACGAAACGGACAGCGTATTGTCCGTGCCCGTATCGGCAATATCCGTATAGTTTTTATTCCCGAAGGTTGCGGGCAGCTCCGTATAGGTCTGCCACTCCCGGCCATAGAGCGCCCCTGCCTCGTTATAGGGGTTGCCCTGGCACATGCATTCGAATATCTCCGGGGCGAGTTTACGCGAGTTCAGAAGCCGTTCCAACGAATGCCGCTGCGGCCACAGGGCCTCTCCGACTTGCCGGGGGTCGAGCTCTGTCGGCTCGCTCTCCTTTATCGCCTGGAAATTGATCTTCGCCCAGGCATCCGCGGGGAAATTGTCGAGCTGCCCCCACGAGGTAACCTCGATCACCTTGTCGTGCTTCTCCAATCGGCCGATCAGGTCGTCCTCATGCCAACGCGTGAATACGATAAGCTGCTGGCTGTCGTTGTGCAGTCGGAAGTTTGCAACGGAGGTGTACCACTCCCAGCAGGATTCCCGGATAACGGGAGAATTGCCCTCCTCCGCATCCTTATACAGGTCGTCGATTATCAGGACGTCGACGGGGTTGCCCGTAAGACCGCCGCCACGGCCGACACTCAGCAGACTACCCCGGTGGCCGATGATTTCGAACTCATTCGCGGTGTTGATCGCATCCTCCGCCGAGGTGCGCCCTTTGCTGATGCGTGTATCGGGAAACAAGTCCGCGTATTGCGGGGTTCGCATATAACGCTGAATCTCCCGGTTGAATTTCTTGGCCTTTCCGTCATTGTAGGAAGCCACGGCAATACGGGCATCCGGATTTTGGCCCAATATCTTGGCCGGAAGCAGACGGGTCGAACCTTCGCTCTTACCATGTTGCGGAGGAATCGACACGATCAACTTTCTGATCTTCCCCGTAGCGAACCTATGCAGGATTCGGTAGTAAACGATATGGAACTGCGCGAACTCCAGCCGCGGGTTGACATACTTGGCAAAAAGCCCGAAAATATTCCGGGCTTTCTCCATACGCCATTGGCTGAGGGTATTTGCGTCTATCTTCATTCCAAAACATCGTCCGACAGGAATTGGGCCTTCTGCTCGGGGGTCATGCCTTTGAACGGATTGTCCGGGCTGGCCGGGCGGAACTTTACGGCCTGCTCGTCCTCATAACCGTGGTTATTCTTCAGCAGGAAGATTGCGGCAGCGGCACCGCACCCGCCTTTGAGCATCCTCACGACCAAATCCCGCTGCACCCGCATACGCGCTTTTTTTACCGTAGGGAAAAACTCAGAGTATGCCTCCAGCTTGCCATAGTTGAGAATCGTTTTCCTGTCTACCTCAAGAGCCTCGCAAAGCCCCTCGATGGTAAGCGGTTCGTCTTTCTTCTCACACGCGGCGAAATAAGCATCGATGGCCGCCTGCATATCCTCCGGGCTGGAGAACTTACGCGGGCGCCCGATCTGTTTCTGTTCCTTATTTGCTGCCATAATGTACGATTTGTAGCGGGGATGGGATTTGAACCCACGACCTCCGGGACATGAGCCCGGCGAGCTACCGCTGCTCCACCCCGCAATGATTCCGTTTCAATCCGGAGGCTAAAATACAACGCTTTTTGAGTACCATCGGCTATCGGGAGGAGCCCCCCGAATTTCGAAGCCGTTTTATCCGTTTGGACAAAAACGGATTCGGCATGCAGTCGAGCGATCCGAGATGCTCGGATTCAGCCTTGTCAGGCTTTGCCGCCTTTTTCGGGGCCTTTCCCCGGGCGCCCTTGTTATGCGGGATGTGCCCTTTCTGAAATCGGCCGGGCAGCTGCTTGCACCCTTCGATGAAAGCCTCGGATTTTTTCAAACCCAAGCGTGCCGCACAAACGGCCACGGCTTTCGGCGACCGGCCGAACAACTCGGCCAGGGCCTTATTGAAAAAAGTCGGATATAACCGCGTCATTTCATACAGTTCTTCGCGCGTCCATTTTTTTATCCTACTCATTTGCAATCCTCCAAATTAATCACTACCTTTATTCCTGCGTGTAGGGGTGATCCGAAAGGATTGCCTCTTTTTTTCGCACCAATAGAACAATTATTTAGGATTTATTGGGCTTTATCCCTGGGAGAAATAAAACCTTTAGAACAATCCGCATCCTCAAAATCATCGACGACCTCTCCCGAATGCTCCCGACAAAATCCAATGGAGCGCACTTCCGGGCCTCTGGCATCTTCGAAGACTACAACGGCAACATCGTCTTCTGTACGGCATCCAACGAGCCTACACCCACTGGGAACACAAATTCGCACCTCCAAAGATTTATTCATCATTTCTTTGTTTTTCCAGTTCTTCAATAAGGGCGTCGGCGAGTTTAATAGCATTTCGGGCATAGTTTATACAATCAGGTGCCCCATCTTTGGGCCAACTCCTTCCGGCAAATATTCCCATCATCGCCTGCCCGGCATACACCCGTCGCCAGTACTCCCGGTCAGCTGTTAAATTTTCCTTTACAACTGGATTCTCAACTGGCAAGGATTCCTTACAAGTTGGGGAAACCTTTTCGGTGGCTTCGTCGATATGGTTCCCGTACTCTCCCCGCGCCAGCTTCTCGGCGTAGTCGTCATCGCGCATGAATAGGTCTAAATCGCTGTCGGCACTCCTATAATACCTCCCTAGTGAGTTACATGTAACTACACCTTCGCCTGTCTCATGATTCACCAACGCCACTATTGGATCCTTACCCATACAATCAGTACATACAATTCTCACACAAGACCCATCCCTCGTGCACACCGCCGCACCTCGCTTGGCGGCTTCTAAGTCAAATTCTCTTATGATTATTTCAGTTTTTCGAGATTTTGCGAGAATCTCGCTATTTCAACAACAGTTTTTCTTTCAGGTTCCAAACCCGCATACACCCGAGCCGGGCCGCGGTGAGTTGTTCTTCAAGAAATAGTTTGCGACCTCCCCTCCTCGAATAACCGCCCGGCAGCTGATGTATTGATCCGCCTTCGGAATAGTATAGTACCGACGGAATAGCTATATATTTCCCTTCGGGACAGTAGTTTTCCTTTAGAAACTCAAACACGCGATCTTTAATGGATTCCGGCACGCAAAAATGGAAATGATACACGCGAGGATCGTTGTGTCCGTGACCTTTCTTGAAATCCGCCTTGAAATCCTCCCATGACCGCTTGATCTCTACCTCAGTCAGGTACCCCGATTTGGTGATAATCGCTAAATCAGCCTCGTGGTTGAGTAGTCCCCACGAAAGATTCGGGATGAATATATCCTGCCTCTTGTTCCAAATCCCGCTATTACGCAACGCGATCTGAATTTCATCTACTGTCAGTTTGGTGTCCATACCTTTGCTATTTTACTAATTCAAAAAGTGTTTTATCCTTCACTATTGTCCCGATTTTCACCCGTTCCGCCTCTTCTTTAGTGTCGAACTTTAACACCATTCCTTCGCGTATCGGGCACCCATTATTCCGCCAGAGTACATAAACCAGAAGACACCACTTGCCATCCCAAAACGTGGGCGACCCGTATATCTCAGCCACGTAAGCATATATTTTACGGGTGACTATTTGACAGATCAAATCGCTCATTTCACCAATTCGAATTCGTAAGCCACCACCCACGGGTTGCGCCCCCAAGTCCCACGGCCGGACACCTTGTCGATAAGCGCGGCGAAAGCTTCGCGGGGAGTGTTTTTTAAAATATTTCCTACTATAAAATGGGTCGGATGTATAGGGAAATCTTTTGGAAAGTCCGGCGTAAATTGTCTGACCCCTTCCCGCATGCAATCCTCGTCCGAAATATCCTGCAAGCGCTCGCAACGGATTCCCATGATGCGGATTTGGTGGGGCATTAAGGCAGCACGGACGTACATCTTATTGCACATTCCGGGGTCGTATTTCAAGCCCCTTATAATAGCATCATCTGCGTCCATATTGCCTTGACGATATACTTGCTCATAGCTCTGCGCCACGGACACGATCTCGCCGACCCGATATTTCGGTTTAATATAAACCCATCCGTCATCTTCGGTATAGCCATATATGCCGTACTCCAACTCTAAAGAGGGTTGCCATAAACGTATTTCCTCATATCTCTGATTCGGGCTGACTATCCGTCTCGTATTGGTTTTTCGACCCTCTATGACCGCATCTGTCAGCCCGTAGCGGTCGTTAAACATTATCTTCTGCATGGTTATTCGGTTTTAAGTAATTCAGTGTTATCGTGGATGTTACCAATGATTTCTCGTCCCTCTTGTGAGAAAAAATTAACTCCGACCCAATATTGAGGATCGTCGTCTTTGATTTCAATTCTATCATTATGATAGACTACTTCACCGACAACTCTTTGAGGAGAACCACATACAATGTCTCCCTCGTAAATCTCCTCACCGTTCTTATCTTTCAGCCCCGTGTATTGACCGACGGTATTTGGCTCGACAGGATAGGCCGTATTCTCATCGTCCCAATCGAGGATATGCCATTCACCCCACATTTTGACCAAAAGACCGATTACCCATTCACCATTATCGAGGCGCTTGCCTCTGAATTTAATTTCTCGCATAACTATTCTTGTTTGAGGTTGTTAATTCTGGCGATCTCGGCGGCGATATTCAATCCTGTTTTCATGACATTCTATTTCTTTTTTGAGTTCCTCAATTGATTTTCTGATCCATTCGTGTATTTCTACTGCGCGATACCCAAGCCAAACGGTGATCACGCCGAGGATTGAAAGCAACGCCCACGCTATAATTTCATTCTTCATTTTTTCTTACTTTCTTTAAGTTTCACAGCAAGTTGGACGCATTCTTGGATAAATTCCTCGAAATCATTGAGCGACAGCCATACATCATCCTCGCCCATCCCCAGCCTAATATTCCCATTACCAGTAATTTCTACTGACATCTGGCTATCATCAAAACTATCTTTGAAAGTCACTTTTGTTTTCATTTTCTCTTCTGTTTTAGCTCCGCAACGCGACGGAGGATATATGCCCTAATCCAGCGCTTGTAATGCCGACAATATATTTTAAAATCATCTGTTACCCATAAGGATTCCGTTCTGGCTTCTTCCCTCAGTCGGCGCAGTAGTTTGGTTTTCATTTCACTTTCAGCTTTAAACCTTCAACCTTCCAAAAATCCTCTTCCGTTTCAATAAGATTGTACCGAGTAGTTTTTTTCACGCACGCTCCAAAATTACGGAGCAGGTGTGTAATCCGAATGCAGTAAATCGAGCAGTTGCCGTTCTTGCGCACATAAACATCAAACCACTCAGGACTTGATTCACAGATCGTTTTAACATACAAGTTGCCGAATTCGTCATGCGCAACGATTATTTTGCGATTCGCCCTTATGTTCATTTCATCAATAGCCCGAACACTAAAAAACAAATACCCGTAGGAGTTTAACGTGGCGAAACAGTTTCCCCGTTTAGGCGGTTTAATTATTCGCAGCTTCATACGGATTCCGTTTTAAGTCGTGAACGCTGACGGCCAGTCCGGCGTCGATCAGACCGCGGTAGTCAAAGTGAAGGCGGTGGAGCAAGTCGAATTCTGCGAAAGAAAGTCGATCCCCGTAATAATCATAGCATTCGGTGTAATTATCGAAATCACTATCTATACTGCAAAACACTAATTGTTCTGTGGCATAAAAATTATAGTGGTCAAAATTAGGGTGCCTTGCCTTAGCCAGCTCCACAAGTGGCACGAACGGATTCCCATTGTTATAGTCCTTGTCCGTGATCTCCACGTACAGGTCGGACATCGGACGAAGGACGGGCTTGAAATTCGTCAAAATAGCCCCTTGCAGGTTCCATATATTTGCGGTCTCAATTTCCCCATAATGTGAAAAAAATAGCTGCAATTTATGCGGCAAATACCCCGCAATGTCGGTGAGTGTAAGTTCTCGTGTCATCGTATGATTTCAATTATTTTAAGTCGTTCATCAATCTCAGGTAACAGATAATCTATCGCATCACCATCAACCGTAATGTCGTAGTCCTCGGCCCCGTTCTCGACCGCCCAGTCGTAAAGCTCTTTCGGTGTCATGGCTCGTCATTATATTTAATTTCCACACTGTCGATCTGCTCCCGCGTGATAGCGATTCGGTGCTTATCCTGAAAGGCCGATATCCTTTTACATACCCTCTTAGATTCGGCCGAGGACAGCATATCGTGATAGTATAGATAGCTTTGGCAAAACAAGAGGGTCGCCAATTCCTTGCGCCTTTCGGCCGCTGTTTTCTCTGTTTTCATAGCTATGTCTTATTCATGAATTTCCCGCCAGCCGATGATCTTATCATCTATCGGAGAACCGCACCACGAATCCACCCAGTTCCCATCGTTATCAATATGCCCCAAATCATACGGTATGATAGAGCTTGGATTCCGCTTTACAAGCACAACCCGTCCCGCTTCGGGTGGTTCTTTCGGGTCGTGCCACTTGGTCAGCCGGGCGATCTTGTCGCGCTTCTCCGCAACAGCCTTGCATGCGATATTCTCCCGCTCCCGGCTCTCCTTCAAATCGCGCTTATACTTGGCAATCTCGGCCTCGTAATGGGCTGTCAGTTCCTCGCGCTTATGCTCAGCGCCTGAAATATAGGCAGTCCGAACATCCTCTGCATCATATCCCTCTTGTTGTGCATGCTCCCGACAGTACGCATCTGCCATTTCCTCAATCGTTTCCATCTTCGTTCAGTTTTCGGGTGTTAACCCCGCGCCCTTTCAATGGCGCGGGAATGATTAAACTGTGAAACTATTTCTTGAAAGCGGAAACCGGACGCACGGCGTAAGTGTCATACTTGCTGAAGTTGTAGTTCAATTCGCCCGTGGTGCCGTAGTAGAAGAACGCGTAGCGGGAATTGTACTCCGGATCGGGGTCGGCCTCGCTCGTCCAGTAGACGTTTGTAGCGGGCTTGCCGCCGATCTTCTCGAACGCTTCGTCGAGGCCCCGGAACCGGGCGTCGTACATTTCTATCGCCTCGTGACGGGTTGCGCAGCGGAAGCCCTCGCGGTATTCGGCAGCGGCTTTCTGTGCGCCCTCGAAATTGAATTCGCCCGGCAAGTCTTCTTTGGCGATTTCGAGCATCCCGGAATCGGTTACCAGTACGACGGTCTGTGCTGTGGTCGGGTCTTCGCGCTGCATCCACTCGTCGAGCGGGTATAGTTCGCGGTTTTCTTCAGGAATGTAAATCCCGTTTTCGATGTTGTTTTTCATTATTCAGTCAGTTTTTGGATGAAATTCTTTCGGTGGTATTCGTAATCCGGTTCAAACTCGCCATCCTCCCCGTTCTCAAACCACATATCGTCGAATGCGCCGATCGCCCTCTTACGCATCCGTTCCTCGGCCTCCTGCTCGGCAAGTTCAACAGCTTCGATGGCCGCTTTTCGGTCGATACCGATATTGCTGTTGAATGTAAATGATTCATATAGCCTTTGTTTCGCTTTTTCGCTTTTCATGATTGGTAGTTTTATAGGTTCAACTCATGTTTAGTAGACACAAGCAGGATGATTGTTTCGACAAGGGCGTTAATAATACTAACATCGTTAGCGATAAAACGATCGTAGTCGACAACCCACTCGATGCCATTCTCGCCCATATATCGCCTCATGCGAAAATTACCGTCAGATGGGTCTTGACATGAAATTTTAGGAGGCAATAGCCCCAGCAGGTCGGCCCCCGCGAAAGCTGGTATATCTCGCTCGTCCGGGCAACAGTACCCAATTTTTGTAGTAAGATGGTATTCGTTTGTGTCCATAGGATCCAACCACACCATACTCGCCTTGTCCGCGGGCACTCCCATCTCGATCAGCCGCTTCGACTGCTCGATGCTCGTTACTTGGTCTTTCATATCCTATTGTTAAGGTCTTTTGTTGTTTTCATCTCTATTGCTCGTTTCAGGTTAACAATAGGGTTCCGGCATGTTTTTAATCGAACAGCGCCCCTTGAACAGTAGCACCCGGACTTCTGATGGCCTCCGCCCACCGTTTATGAACAAATAGCCGCTCCCCCCGTTTTATCGTTTTAGTCGCCGAATAGGTGCACGTTTTGTCAGTACTCGCAATACACACGAAGTCATCCGGCATGTAATATTCCGAAACAAACACCGGGAAATCTCGATGTCGAATCCAGTCGAAAAATCGTTCATGGTCAAAGTCGTGCAAATATCCCGATGTGTTGGCATATGGCGGATCGCAGTATACAGTTGCATCCGACGGAACGGCAACATCGGTGTAATCCTTTCGGGATACTTGCAACCTTTCCAAATTTTGCAGCCTTTGCAGCCTTTGCAGCCTTTGCAGCCTTTGCAACCTTTCCAGCCTTTCCAAACTTTGCAAACTGTACAGACTTTCCAGGCTTTGCAAACTTTGCAACCTTTCCAGCCTTTCCAAACTTTTCAGACTTTCGTTTAAGGACGCCCACGGAATAGTTAACGCCGGTAAAATTTCTTGCAACTTCTCGTATTGCTCGGAGGTTGGCAACTGCCATTGAGATTCGCCAAAATAATGGCCACTCATCTGATTTCCAAGGTGTCGATTGACATCTTCTTGCGTAAGACCGGATAATTTCAAGGCATTCTGTAAATACCCCCGAAACTCCGTCGATTTGGCCCGAAAAACATCCTTATGTATTGATGCCGTGTTTAATGTGCCGTCGGCGTTGTATCGAGGTATCACACCGCACTCTTCGCACAGCTTCAGCGCCTTTTGCGTAAATTCTCCTATTTCTTCTTGGACTTTTGTAAATTCCCGGATAAACCCCTTCCATGCCATGCGCGCTTCGCCGGGTGTTTTCGCAAAAAATATCGCATGAAGGTGCTTTTTGAAGCGCTCTACTTCCGGAGCATACAAATAGGATTTCATATCATTCCCAAAACTCCAACACAGCCTCACGTAGGGGTCGCTATCTTTGAGGCGGAAGAAATCGTCCCGGCTGATCCATCGGTGCTCATTCTGATATTTCCCGGCAATAGCATCGCGGAATACTTGGGGGTATTCCGTAATATCGTTTGCTATGAATCGCTCGAATTTCCCGGACAACATCGCGGCGTGAGTTATCGAACAACCTCCGGCAAATAAGTCTACAAATGTATGCGAATGGGGAAGGTTAGAGACAACCCACTTCGCAATGCTGTTTTTACTGCCCTTGTATGGTAATCCGTAGTTCATATTATATTCCAATATTATAGGTCGTTAAAGTTAAGGGATGGGTTCTGGCGGGAGGATACGATTTTGTTCACACGCTCTATCTCTTCGTCGATCTCCCGCTCCAACCGCTTACTGTCGGTAAGAGCGGCCGATGAACGTGTGCGGAAATACTCCTTTTGCTTGGAGCGCATACGCTCGACCTTGCGGAAAAACTCGTGCGGGGTCATGACTTAGGAATTCGATAATGAAGTTTTTTACCCGCCCCGCAACGGTGATCCAGCACCTGACGTATCAAGTGCAGACGATTGGGTTGTTCCATGAACTCCACGAGAGATTTGTTTGCCACCGTAACATGAATTGTATCGCCCTCTGCATAGAGCCCGCGGAACAGAGTAAGCATCGGGCTGCAATCAACATTGGGATCGGCGGCAGAAACCGCCTCGTATACTTCACGCCAGACATCCGCTATGCCAGAGGGGCATTTGGCGGCTCCATCTTCCGGTCTCCATGACCTGAGCGCTGCGGCACGGTTTTTTATAGCATTTCCATTACCATCTACCCATCCGATTTTTTCATAGTGAGTGATGAATCGGTCTAATTCCAGAAGCGGGTCAATCAATTTTTTTTCGAACAAAATAATTTTTAAAAAATTCTCTCTCTCTTTGGCGCCTGCGGCAGATAGAGAAATAAGATTATATTTAGAATCAGATATAAGATTAGAATAAGAATAAGATTTAATAGGGTTTTCACTTTCTGCGTTCGGTTTTTCATCAACCGACGTATTTCCGTTCGGTTCTTCCGAAAACCGTTCGCTTTCCTCGGAAACCGTTCGGTTATTTTCGGAACCGTCCGCTTTGCGGGAAGGACGGCCGCCACGGGAGCCGTTCTCGCGGTTCTTGTCGCAACGAGCCTGATACTTCTCCGAATTGGCATCCAAGGATGCCTTGATGAAGCCGAAACACATCTGGGTAACCTGATCCATCTCCGGCAGCTCTTCGCCCGTAGAATAGGCGAAAATGGCCGTAAGAAGGTCACCACGCTGTTCGCGGCCGAGCAGCTTAATCTGTGGAAAGAAATCGTTGCGCAGGATGAACGTATCTATTTTTTGTTTCGCCATGTTATTTTCGATGTTGTTTCTGATGACATTCGCCGCAGAGGGTGATCAGTTTGTCCAAATGTTCGGCCTCACGCCCCACTATTGATTGCCCCTCCTCATCGTAGTAGGTCAGATGGTGTACCTCCAGCGTATAGGTCTTGCCGCAGAGCTGGCAGCGGTGGCCGTCGCGCAGTCGCACACGGCGGCACACCTCCCGCCACTGAGGAGATTGTAATTCCCGAACATAGTTACTCCTCCGTCCCGGACGGTGCTGAAGCCTGCTCATGCAATTCGTTCATGTCTATGCCCAGCACATCGAGGAAAGCCTGCTTGTTGGTTTCCAGGTTGGCGAAAAGGCTCTGTTCGTCCCATGACGGAATTTTGTCTACCCGGCAGAGTTGGAATTTACCATCAATCCAGGCGTAATAGAGGTAGTGCCCGCAGAGAGCCATCCGCACGGTCGATTCGCCCGGCAGGTCGATCTCCTTCTCTCCGCGCTTGACCTGATAGACCAGATCACGGATTTGCGTGGTCACAGCCTGCAATTTCTCGCGGGCCTCCCTGATGATCGCCTTGCAAGATGCCTCGACTTCGGCCAACTTATCCTCCAGTTTGGGCTGTTCGTCCTCCATCAACTCTGAATAGTTAGCGCGGATCGTCGACAGCTCATAGTCGTCGAGCAGCCGCACCGCCTTTGCGCCGGTCATACTTTCGGCGATGAATTTCCCGGACAGGTGTTTCCGAATCTCTTCCATGTCCTTGGCCCCTTCGAAGATCACCTTCGGAAACGAGGCGTTTTTCGGCAATTTGAACTCCGGCGATTGCGGAGCGTAACCCTTCAAATCAATCATAATTGTGCAGTTTGTTGGTTGAAAAATTTCGTCAATGTCTTGTAATCGTTATCGGTAAGTTTTACCGTTGTGTGGCGTTCACGCTCCAGATTTTCGACCACCGGCAACCCGTATCGGCCGATAAGGCCGAGGCGGTAACCGGCCTGATTGCCATCCTTCATGCGGTTGCATTCCCGGCACTGGGCATTCACGTTGTAGATATTCCACCGCGTCGCCGTATGTGTCCGCGGGATGTAATGACCGGCATCGCATGTCGTGAAGGTAATCGGCCGGCCGCAGCTGATGCACCGTCCCGTCCCATCCCGGCAATCCCGGCGGCGGATGTAAATGCTGAAAGCCTTGTCAAGTATTTCCCGCGCGTTGCTCATGCTTCCGGCAGGTATTGAGGTAACAACTCCGATTTGATATAGTCCGGCAACTTGCACTGGATGATCCCGTAGGCGCCCTCTTCGGCCTTGGCATCGAAGCCTGGCCAGCAATTCGCGTCCCGGCACTGTTTCACGATGTCCATAGCCTGTGCGTATTTGTATTTTCCGACCTGCAAATCCTCGGCATCCCAGTAGAATACCGCAACCTGGAACGGAATCGTCGTCTGGGCCATAATCATCACCGTCGCCGTGAACTTGCGGCCCGTCACCTCGCTGGCAACTTTCAGGTACATCCCCTCGGCCAGCTCGTAGCGGAACTTGGCGCAGTCGCGCATGAACGCCTCGACGGAGGTAGCACAAGTCGTCTTTACCGACAGGATGGCATTCATCCCGAAGTTTTCGGCCAGTAGCAGGCCGTCGGGGCGGATTTTCACCTTCAGCCTCGTGGACGGATCGGTGCCGTACATCGAAGTTTCGGTTTTGACATATTGCATCAGCGTCGTTAATATCCCGCCGCCGTAGGTTTTGTATGAGGTCTTTATCACGCGGATGATGTTGTAGTGCTCCTCGCCTATCATCGTGTAACCCGCCCTTTCGGCCTGTTCTTCCAAATCCGCCACGATGTCCTTCAGGGCTTGTAGTTTCAGCGTGGAAAGGATCGTGTACTGCGGAATGCAAAGCAGGTCGCAATAGAAGTTGATAAGCGTGCAGTTCCCCTCGATAGTCCCCCGGTTCGCCTTGGGCGCCACGACGACCTTCTCGAACTTCGACGGCTCCAGAATTGCCTGGTGGCAGAATGTTCCCAGCTCGAAATGATCGGTATTCCGGGGCTTGACCTCCTCGTTGCGGGCGACCAGGTAATGACGCGGGGATTTCAACGCCTCCTTGAGCAGCGACGAACTTTCGCCCGGGTGTGCGAGGTATTTTTCCATCCTGTCGTTCACGACCCGGCCGTTCACGCTCAGAGCGTAATTATGCACCTTCTTCGGGCACTCGGGCAGCATGGCGATCCGGTGCAGGAACTCCTCGAAGGGCGTGTAATCCTCCCGGTCGAACCGGAGCGGGGAAAGCTCCTCCGCAACGGTTGCACCGGTCAGGTCGGATATGTCAAATCCGTAGTCCATAGCTATTTCTTGATGATAAGCCTTTTCACGCTCCAGGTGTCCGACTTGTAACTGTTCGAGACGTTTTTCTTTTTCCCGAGGTAAGTGATTTCGAAAGCATCGCCCGGCTTGATCGAAGCCTGGAACGATTCGAAGATTCCCACCAGGCGGCGCGATCCGTTGCGAACCGCGCGAAGTTGGCCGTTGACATTATCCACGAATTGAGCGACCAGCAGCTCGCGGGATTCACCCGATTCCATTTCCACGACGTTCTCCATATTCAGGCCTACGAAGAACAGGCGCCGCGTCTCGCCCTCTTTCTCGGGCGTCCAGTATTCGCCCGACATTTCAACCGGTTCGGCCTCGGCTTGCGAGAGATCGGGAAGGTTGCGAAAATCCGCTGTCGCAACTGCATTCACATTTTCCATAATTATAATTTTATTGGTTAAACAATCGGTGCGGAGAGGGCGGGATTCGAACCCGCACGAAAGCTACTGCTCTTCGCTTTCAACCGGCCGGAAATCGTGGCTTTATTCATGTGCAGGTCGCATCTGCTGGTATACACTATTCCGACAGGGGCGCTTACCTGTTGCACTACCTCTCCGGGTGCCCCGTATCGTGGGGCGGACGGCCTGGGCGACCCTCACGGGCGGCTTGCGCACCGAGTACCCGTTCGTACTCCCGATGTTGTAAAAGGTTTATGTCAGATGTTGTGTAATTTCGTTTTATGGGTATTGTAAAATTCATTGAGCAGCACCCGCAATGCCGGCAGGCCGGCTTCATACTCGGCATCATAAGCCGCCACAACCTCGTAACTCTCAGCAAGTTCCCCGTAGGATTCGCAATACCCTTGGCAACTGTCACCGCCGGTCTTTTCTACCCAACGGTAGTGGTGACAAATCTTCACGTCCCACGGGCCGAGGCATACACCGAGGTCATCGCTCGTGAAAACCGCCCCGTCGACATCCCCGCGCGAATCATGCTCTACGGCAGCGATCACCTCGCGCCAGAAGGATTCGAGGCTCGAATCGCGCATGCAGGTTTCGGCAGCCGCACGTGATCGCAAATGCTTACCGTCAATGAACCGGCTTTTATAAAAGCCCAAGGCCTCGGGTTGGTTCGTAGTACTGGGGATGTCCCTATATGCCTCCATAGTGTTACGGTTTAGCGATAAAGCCTGAAAGTTCTCATTACCCACCGCAGGATCGCCCGGCGGCGCATGAAACGGCGGCGGTTGCGCTCGCTCCGTTCTTTTTGGGCCGGCGACTGGTATGCGGGCCGCAATTCAAGTGTCGATTCCATAATGCCGATGTTTTACGATGGTTGCGTATATGCCCGTCGGGCCTGGTTCAGATTATAGAGAGTTTTGTAGCCTCCCGTATAAGTTTTGCGGGTCTTGGTCTTGAAAAGCCCCGCGTTTGCATAGCGTTGTGCTGTCCATCGGCTAATGCCGAGTTCTTTGCAGAGCTGTGTTTGCGTTACCCATACAATCGCATCCATATTCTTCGTAATTATTGAATTTTACGACAACCGCGTCACCTTCATTTCGTTGGCCACGGTGTCAATATCAAAATGCCACATTCCTTCCTTGTTGTTTTGCAGGCGCCCGCGCGCCGTGAGCATCGAATTGTATGTCGTACCCACCATCTTGAACACCTGTGTAGTCCCCACCGGGATTCTGCGTAGCGTACCTACATAATCGGGTCGCTTCATTACTTCTTTTGCCTTCATGCGTGTCTATCTATTTATTATGTTGTTGCAAAGGAGCATCCCCGCGAATTTTAGTGTCACTTAAAACTTACCCTATGCAATAGAATGAATTGCGGGGATGCTATTTTTTGTTAAATTTGTTCGTCACTTAAAATTTACTTTCATGCAGCAACCGTCTCAACTCGGCTATGATTATTGGGCTGAATGCGAAAAGCATCGTATCAATTGGCTTAATGAAGCTTACAAAGCCCGATCTTCAACTATGTCTGCATTTCTAACCGCGTCGAGTGCGATCCTTGCCGTTACAATTGCGTTGAAAAGCATTGGTATTTACAAGTTTGACATTTCGTGGGTATTCTATACCGCGCTGGTCTTAAACATATTATCTGTCCTTTCTTGCGCAATCTCATTATATGAGCCCATAGAACTTTGTCGTCGCATGGAGCTTCGTCTCCATCAAGCAGGTATATCAGGCCCACCTCTCGTCGCACATGGTCAGACCAAAATTCGCATACCCATTGGCATAGGTCGTAAATCATTCTTTGTAGTCTGCGAGGTCGTTGCTTATGTGCTTTTTGCCTTGCTAATTCTCGCTCTTCTAGTACTAGCGGTGATAGCGGGCGTTTGAATCGAGGGCTAACCGATTCCAATATCGCCGACAAGTAGGCCGTACTCAGACGCCATGATTCTATACTATTAGTCAGGCTTATAAAGCTATCAGCAAGCATCTTGCGCCTTTTTGCGCCCTCTTTATCCATATCAGTCACCATAATATTGACCTGACACGCCGTAGAAATCCGCGGGCACCGTCAGTAGCTCGGGACGGTATTCCGTGGCTTTCGGCTGTACCGTCGGCCGGTTCTCTATCTTTGCCGTCATGATCGCCAGCTTTTCATTGCGCCAAGCCTTACGCAGGCAAGCCGAGAAATCCATCGAGCTCACACGCTTTAAATACCAGGCATTCTTCATGATCTGTCTTTTATTATACATAGGTTTCATTGTCGTAATTTTTATTCGTTATTTTTCCTATATTTGTGCATACGTTGTATGTTGACAATGCAAATATCAGAAATATATTTCTAATATCAAAGAAAATATCAGAAATATTTACACAAAAATTATCATGATGTTCGATTTAAAAAAATTCAGGAAAGAAAAGGGGCTAAGCCAGAAAGAGTTAGCAAATATTTTAGGTATAGGACAATCTTTTGTTTCTCAAATCGAAAATGGAAAAGACCCAATGCCTGATTCGCTAAAAGAGAAATTAACATCAATATATGGAGAGATAAATACCACCCAAGCTGCCGCAACATATGAAGAAACCAATTTAATAAGCACAGGGCGAGTAATCCCCTACTATGACGCCGAAGTAGCTGCTGGCACAACATACGGAATGGAAATGACACAAGCACGGCCATCGGGCATGATCGAAATCGGGGGACTTATGAAAGACAGTGAATTTGCGCTGCGAGTATACGGTAACAGCATGGTTCCTAACTATCCTGCTGGTTGTGTGATAGGTTTACGCCAATATACAGAGCGTTTTATTGAACCCGGAACAGTATACGTTGTAGAAACGTCTGAAAATCGTTATCTGAAACGCCTATACTATAATAAAGACAAATCAGCGTTCCGGTGTCTTAGCGACAACCACATGAAACACGAAAGCGGCCCAATGACTGGGGAATATTTCTACCCAGAGTTCGAAATACCATTTGAGGACGTACGTCGGCTACTGCGTGTAACAGGAGTTATTAAGAGGAATATAATGTAAATTTTTTCTTCAATTGATGAAAATTGGAATGAATATTATGCGGAAAATTGCATTAGCACTTATTATAATTATGTGCGTTGTTGGATGTAATAGTGAAGAAAAACAACGACACGCACAGCATAATGCCTATTTTGAGGCAACAAAAAAAGCCCAAGATAGCCCTGTGAATATTAAAACGACATTCTTAGGATTTGAATTTGGCATGTCCCAGAACCAAACTTTAGCACATTGTAAAAAACTCCAAAATGATGGAAAACTCAACATCGACGCTCAAAATAGGTATTACTATACATTTCAAGCAAAAATAGGGGAAACAAAAGTATATTTAAGACCTGAGTTTTATTTTGATTCACTATACAAGATTGGTTTTAAATTCGATGATCCTATTTTCACATACAAAGCTGAAAGCATGTTTAGAGAATCTCATAAGGACTTCACTTTATATATATTGCAATTAGCAAAAGATTTGCCTTCAGATTATTATAGAATAAAAGATAATATGATAGTCCATTTTGATCCAACAATCGGCATAATGACATACGAAAATGCTCCTATCTTAAAACGTATCAATCAGCAAAACACAGATAACTCACAAAAGACATTATCCGATTTTTAAAATATTCCACCCACTCGCTCTATGAAAATAATTATTTAAGAAATTTCTATTTAAAAATCGAAACACTACGTAAACTTCTTCAATAATTTTTAGCGATCACACTCTAATGCAAAAAATATTCCTACTCCTCATAATCCCATTAATGCTTGCTTGCAGCAAAGACAGCGACAACGATCCAGTACCCAATACTACAAACTATAAAGTAGGGCATGAATACGTACAGACCTTTTATGTCCAAGGGCTTTATACCAGCGGTGGATATAGCCTATTGAGTATTGATGATCGTCTACCGTACTCCATTTTTCCCGACGACGATGTATTCGCCCAAATTGCTCCCGTGCACTCCTTCAGGTAGATAACGAG